CGCGTCAGCTCGGCTTCACAACTTTGATCTCGATCCTCTGGCTTGATCATGCGCTTTTCAACGCGAACCAGCGATGCGCCATCATCGCGCACACCAAGGAGGATGCCTCGGTCATCTTCCGCGACAAGGTCAAATTCGCCTACGACAGCCTGCCAGAGGCGCTGCGCGAACGCTTCCCGCTGAAGCGCAACAGCGCCACCGAACTTCTCTTCGGCCACAACAACTCATCCATCCGCGTCGCCGTCTCCGTCCGTGGCGGCACCCTGCAGCGCCTGCACGTCTCGGAAATGGGCAAGATCGCGGCCAAGAACAAGGACAAGGCCACAGAGATCGTCACCGGATCGCTGCCCGCCGTCCCATCGACCGGCATAGCGGTCATCGAAAGCACCGCCGAAGGCAAGGAGGGCGAGTTCTACGAACTGGCGAGCCGCGCCGAGCTTCTGCACAAGGCCAAGAAGAAGCTGACCCCGGCCGAGTTCCGCTTTCAGTTCTTCCCATGGCATTCGAACCCGGATTACGCCATGGACCCGGTCGGCGTGATCGTCTCGAACGAAGAGCATGCCTACTTCGACGGGATCGAGGTCGAGATGGACACCATCATCTCGAACCGGCAGCGCGCCTGGTATATCGCCAAACGCGACACCGACTTCTCAGGTGACGTCGAGAAGATGTGGCGGGAATACCCCTCCACACCCGCCGAGTGCTGGCAGAAGACGACCGAAGGCGTCTATTACGCGCCGCAGCTGGCCCGCGCCCGATCCGAAGGCCGCATCGTCGAGAAAATCCACCACGTCACCAACGTCCTCGTCCACACCTTCTGGGACATCGGCGCAGGCGACGGCACCGGCATCTGGTTCCTGCAGCACGTCGGGCCGCAGGAACGCTTCCTCCGCTACATCGAGGGATGGGGCAAGTCCTATGACCATTTCGTCAAGGAAATGCGGGACATGGGATACCTCTACGGCACCCATCACCTCCCCCATGACGCCAACCATCAGCGCCAGATGGACCGCACCGTGGCGGCGCCGATCGACATGCTGCGCGAACTGGCCCCGGACTGGAACTTCGAGATCGTTCCGCGCGTCAGCGAACTGAACCACGGCATCGAGGCGACGCGCCAGGCCTTCTCGCGCGCCTGGTTCTGCGAAACCGGCTGCAAGGAAGGTCTGATCCACCTCTCCGAATACCGGAAGAAGTGGAACCAGCGCCAGCAGGCATGGGCAGATGAGCCCGAATACCCAAGCCCCCACCGCGAAGCGGCCGACAGTCTGAGGCAGTGGGCACAGGGCTATGACCCGATCAACTCAATCCCCCGAGCGGCAAGACGCCGTGGAACCCGCCGTCGACTAGGAGTGATCTGATGGACGTTTCCACCGCAACAGCCGAGCCAGTCGAGACGAGGCCGATGCTCGATCTGCGCTACACCCACGCCGTCCTGCCCAAGGGTGACATCGTCGCCATCCTCACATGGGACCGCCATTCCGGTGATGGGTGCCTTGTTCTGGTGCCCAACCGTGCGAACCTCGACCATCAGACCGTCATGCCCTGTATCGTTCAGGAACAGAACGCATGGATCTGGTCGGACACGATCGGATCAATCGTCGATCAGGAATCCATCGCGGCACAGTTCGCCTGCGCTCTTGGCCTGCCGCCTGAGCCGCGGTCGATCCACAAGGTCATGTCGATCGTTCGTGATCTCGTCGGCGATCTGGCGAACATGCCAGCCATGCCCGACGACGCAGGGGCCGCCATCGTCGCCGACGTCTTCTCGCGCGACACCGAAACCGGGGCGGAAACCCACCTTGAGGTGGTCGATCATGTCTGACGCGGTATTCATGGACAGCCCAGCGAGGACCGAGGATGCGGTCATCCCGCATGAGGTCGGTCTGGTCACGGCCAAGGGCATCAACGAGGCGACCAAGGGCCAGCTTCATTCGCGGCTCTGGTCGATCTTCCTCGCCGAAATGGAGCGCCAGCGGACGAACCGCCTCGAAATGGCGACCGACGAGCGTTTTGCCGACGGTGATCAGTGGACCGAGCTTGAGGCCGAGCTGATGAAGTATCTGGCCGATGTGAACCGATCCGAGTTTGCCTGGTCGCAGGCGTTCGAGGATGCGGTCTGTGCTGGCGTCGGATGGATCGAAAGCGGCGTCCAGGGCGATGAACAAGGGGAGCCGATCTACACCCGCCGTGAGAACTGGCGGAACATGCTCCACGATTCCGCAGCCCAAGAATATGACATCGAAGATGGCCGCTACATCTTCCGGTTCAAATACACCGACGTCGACACCGCTGTTTCCCACTTCGAGGATGCGCGCGAGGTCATCGAGACCGCTGCGGAGGCCACGATCGACATTGCGTCGCTCACGATGGACGACCCATCTGAGGCGCACGAGAACTACCTGACCGGGCAATACGAGGGGTCAAGGCAGATCGAATTCATCAACCGCAACCGTGTTCGCATGGTCGAGGGATGGTTAAAGCTGCCGGTCAAGGAGAAGCGCATCTCTGGCGGCGATTTCAGGGGCGAGATCTACGACCCCTATAGCCAGGGACACCTCGCCGACATCAACGAGGGCCGCGCCCAGGTCGTGGAACGTGTCACCCAGCGCGTCTTCGTCGTCATCTTCACATCGCAAGGCATCGTCTGGCACAGCCCGTCGCCCTATCGGCACAACCGTTACCCCTTCACCCCGATCTGGTGCTACCGCAACAAAGAGACGCTTCTGCCCTATGGCATCGTCCGCAACATGCGTGACCTCCAGCGCGACGTGAACAAGCGCCATGCCCATGCGTTGTTCCTCTTGGTCCACAAGCGCGTGATCATGGACCAGAACGCGATCGAGGACATCGACAACCTCGAACAGGAGATCAACCGGCCCAACGCCATCATCGAGAAGCGACCCGGCTACGAGTTCAAGGTGGAGAGTGACCGCGACATCGGGGCCGCCCACATGGAGCTTATGTCCCGCTCCATCCAGTTCATCCAGCACACCACTGGCGTCACGGATGAATCCTTGGGCCGCGAGACCAACGCCAAGTCCGGCAAGGCCATCATCGCCCGCCAGGAGCAAGGCGCCCTCGCCACGGCCCCCCTCTTCGACAACCTGCGCCTCTCCCGGCAGATCGCCGGGGAAAAGGAACTGTCCCTCATCGAACAGTTCATGACCGAGGAGAAGCAGTTCAGGATCACCAACAAGCGCGGCACCCCGCAGTATGTGACGATCAACGATGGCCTCCCGCAGAATGACATCGTCAGGCACAAGGCTGATTTCATCATCTCGGAATCGGCTTGGCAGGCGACGCTGCGCCGCGCCGACAGTCTGGAACTGACCGAGTTCTTCAAGATGGTCGGCCCGGCTGCCCCGCAGGTTGTTCTTGCCACCCTCGACCTCGTCGTCGAGAGCATGGACGTCCCGAATGGCGAAGAGATCGTGACCCGCATCCGGCAGATCACCGGCATGGAAGACCCCGACACCGATCCTGACGATCCTGAAGCCATGGCGCGGCAGGAGCAGAAGATGAAGGAGGCCAAGCTGCAAGAGGATATGGTGCTGGCCCAGCTGCGCAAGGCACAGGCCGACGCCGACGACAAATCCGCCAGCGCGGACAAGAAGCGCGCGGACATCGAGAAGCTGTTTGCCGGTCTGCCCGGCGACAAGATCACCCAGAAGAACATGGCGCTCGAACTTGCCATGCAACTGATCAACCTCGCCGCAGCCGCACCCGTCGCCGACGAGATACTGGCCGAAAGCGGCTATGTCCCGCCTCCGGCAGCGGAACCATCGGTGATGCCGCAAGGCGCGGACATTCCGCCCCCCGAAGCCCTGCCGGTCCCGGAAGAAGCAATCGGCCAAGAGCCTGTTGCGCTCACCGAGCCGGTCCAACCCATGGGCGCCTGACGCCCGCCTGAAGGAGAAACCACATGGCACGGAACCAGACCCTGAACGCGATCGAGGACGTTGAAGACCTGATGACCGAACAGGAACGCGCCGCCCTCAAATCCCTCGAAGATGAAGGCTTTGATCTGCCCGGCACCGGCGACGAGTTCAGCGACGACGAGATGAGCGAGGCCGCAAAGTCGGTGGCAGCCCGCGAGAAGGCCGAAGCGGAAGCCGCTGGCGATGCGCCCGATGCCGTGCCGGAAGATCAGGATGACGATCCCGCTGCCGCCGATCCCGCGACCGCGATCCAATTGGACGCCGCGCAGACACCCGCAGCCGTTGCAGATGCCGCGCCGGCCGAAACCAAGACGATCGACATCACCCAAGAGGTGCTGCAGGAGGCGATGGCCGAGGCCGCCAAGCTGAACGAAGCTGAGATCAAGGCCCTGTCGACCCAATTTTCCGATGGGGTATTGGACGAAGAAGAGTTCAGCGCTGAGTTGAAGAAAATTCAGGACGGACAGGCCGCGCGCGTCACCGAGCAAATCAGTGAGGTCCGGTTCCAGTTTACCGTTCGGGATTTCCTCACCGCCAATCCGGCCCTCAACTCCGACGCCCACCTGCCGGGGCTGAATGCCGAGCTTGGGGCAATCGACGCCAATCCGCTCTTCAATGCGATGAACGACGCGGACAAGCTTTCGCTGGCGCATGAACGCTACAACCAGACGCTCGATGCGGCGCGGGCGCGCGGTCTCACCGTTCCCGACACCGTGCCGGTCAATGGCAAGCAGGCCGCACCGAAGCCTGACGATACGGCGCAGGCGCAGCCGAAACCGGCAGAGGCACCGAAGGCCGCCAAACCGCAGCCCCCGCAGACGCTGGCCCGCCTGCCCGCCTCTGACCCGACCGGCACCCGCATGGACAATGCCGCCCGCCAGATCGTCGATTCCAAAGACCCCGACGCCATCGAGGACGCCATCATGCGCGGCGTGCTGACCGAAGACGCTCTCATGAGCATGTCGGGCTGACAGGGGTAGAATGTCTCTGGTCATCAAACTGCGACGCGGCGAAATTCTGAGGGTCGGTGACGCGATCATTCAGGTCACGAACGACCCTCAGAATACCATGGCCCTCAACATAGACGCGCCTCGCGAGGTGATCGTCGAACATGACAAAAAGGGCCGAATCCGGGACCAGGAAGGCACCCCCAACGTCTAGGCTTTTCATATAGGCCCACATCTGGTAATAATCCTGCACAGCAGTGGCTCATGATGTGTCCAATGCCCGGTTTCAACACCAGCATTGAGGTGCGTCATGGCACAAACAGTCGTCCCGTGGGGACACTCGCTCGCCGTCAAACAGTGGTCCCCTCTGTTGCTCAAAGAGCAACTGACGCGCTCCTACTGGCAGAAGTTCGTCGGTCGCGAAGATACGGCGGTCATCCAGCAAAAGAACGAGCTGGAAAAAGCCGAAGGCGACCGCGTCCAGTTCGATCTCTCCGTCCTTCTGCGCGGCGAAGCCACCATCGGTGACGACCGCGTCGAGGGCAAGGAAGAGAACCTGCGGTTCTATTCGGACGAAGTGATCATCGACCAGGTCCGCAAGGGTGTGTCGATGGGCGGCCGGATGACCCGCAAGCGCGTCATCCACAACTTCCGCACCACCGCCCGCGACCGTCTCAGCCAGTATTTCACCGCCTGGGTGGACAATCTGATCTTCATGACCATGTCCGGGTCACGCGGCATCAACGGCGATTTCGACGGGTTCCCGCTGAACTACACCGGCCACGCCGGGAATACGTTCCGCGCCCCCGACTCCGCCCACCTGCTCTATGGCGGCTCTGCGACCGCCAAGAACAACCTGACCTCCGGCGACATCATGACGCGCGCCCTGATCGAGCGTCTGTCGACGACCGTTCAGATGCTGCGGGCGCTCGATCCCGAAAACGCCAACATGCTGCCCACCACCGTTGCCGGTGGCGAGCATTACATCCTCCTCATGGCGACGCTGCAGAAGCACTCGCTCAGGACCGACGCTGGCACCAACAACTGGCTGGACATCCAGAAGGCACTGGTGACGGCCGAAGGCAACAAGAGCGCCATCTTCAAGGGTGGCCTGGGCATGATCGACGACATTGTCCTGCATTCGCACAAGTCGGTGATCCGGTTCAGCGACTACGGCGTCGGCGCCAACCTGCCCGCCGCCCGCGCGCTCTTCATGGGCCGTCAGGCGGGCGTCATGTCCTACGGGACGCCCAGCGGCCAACGCTTCTCGTGGGTCGAGGATACCAAGGACGCGGGCAACGAAGCCGTGGTCTACGCGGGCAATATCGTTGGCGTCCAGAAGACCCGCTTCAACAGCCGCGACTTCGGCGTGATCTCCGTCGATACCTACGCGGTCCAGCCCTGATCGTAACAGAAGGGGCCAGCGTGGCCCCTTCGCCTTCCACATCGTAAGCAGGAGCAATAGCGATGGCACTTCTTCAAGGCAGGTATGGCAAGCGGGGCGCCACCGCGATCAACCCCTGCGAAGCGGGCGTTACCGCCTGCCAGGCCTACGAAATCGACCTCGCCGCCCAGGCGCTGAACACCACGGACGTCGCCGAACTCGGCCCGCTGCCTCCCGGCGCAACGCTGGTTGCGGCCACGGTCATCGGCGAAGCGGGCGACCCGAGCAATGCGCGGGCGCTCGTCGGCGGCACGTCGAACTTCATCACGGCGGGCAGCATCAACAACACCGAAACCGCTGCTGCACGGGCGGCCTGCCTCAACGTGCCGAAGCCGACGCAGCACCAAGGCATCGGCCTGACCGTCTCGGGCAACATTGCCGCTGGCGCTGGCAAGAAGGTCAAGGTCTTCGTCGAATACGCCTACGGTCTCTGATTG